CTTTATTGGAAAAGGCTGCAGCTTGTATAGTGCAGTTGTATCGTGAAAATGGTGCTTCCAGTTCTGACTTGGAATATTTGAGAGGTCTACTGTCCTCTGTTGTAAGTCCCGTAATGATTTGGGAAGGTAATCTTCTTCAATTCTGTAATGGTCAACCTTCGGGCCAGCCACTAACAGTCGAGATGAATTCTATTATCAACTCTTTATTATTGCGAATGGCTTTCTTCACTATCATGGATGAACATTACCCCGAGATCAAAGATCCTAAGTTTGGGAGATTTGTGAAGGATGCTACTTATGGCGATGACAATGCAATGGGTGTCTCTGATGAGATCCCCCTGTTTAATCATACTACCATTCAGGCAGTGTTCGCCTCGTGGGGTATTAAGTACACAATGGCCGATAAAGGAGCTGATTCAGTCCCTTATCAAACTATTGAGGAAGTTTCATTCCTGAAACGATCATTTCGTTATCACCCACAGTTGGAGTCTATTGTAGCTCCCCTGGAAGAAGAATCTTTGAGTAAGAAGTTCTATTGGTGGACTAAATCTAAGAACACCCCTCTTACCTTCCCTGAGCAATTTCAAGCAAATTTCGAGTCACAAGCTCGTGAGGCGTATTTGCATGGAGAAGAGTTTTACTCGGAATTCTGTGCTAAATGCGAGCGTATTGTTCTTGCATCTCAAGATGGAGATGAAAGGTTTATCCTCCCTTGGAATACCATTCAACCTCTACCTTGTGATCGCATGTGCTCTGCACTCAAAGATGCATACTTCCCGGGAGTAAACTAAGCTCCCCGTATCTGTTATTGTAAATTATATTGTAAATTAAATTGTAAATTATATTGTAAATAAAATTGTATACTAGACTGGGCCTTGTTTATGTCCCAGCGTGCGCAGATACGTGCACGTAAAGTTGAAGACTTCTCTGTGAGGTAGTTACTTGCCGTGGTTTGTGAGTTCCTCTACTCATACCACTGTAGAGAAAACTTACAGATCTTGATCCCCCTGTGGGATAGCCGTATTTACGGTAGGCGAGTCAATACGTCAAAAGACAGAGGCTCTGTACACTAAAGAATGATGTGTCTTATGTGTATATTAAATAAATGTACATTAGTAAAATTGTAAATTATGAAAATATGCAGAGATGCTTATCTATTGGACGTAGAGCTACCAAATCTGCACTAGTAACCGCAGGTGTACTACTATCCACTTATGAATTGTTGAAGCAGTCGCTGATGCAATCTGGTAGATTGGAAGAATCCTTATCGAAGGTGACTTCCTCCAAAATCGGTATCCATGAGGGTACCGTCAATTCGAGATCTGAATTGCTCAAGAGGTTAAAACGTTATCGAATGTTATTCGGTATTGTTAATACTTCGCGAGAATCTCAAATTCTAGCTCGTCTTGAGCATGCTATTGAAGATATGGAAACCGACGTTTCCACGGGAGCACTTAGAAAGCAGCCATTTTGTGTTGTTCTTTATGGTAATCCTGGTGTTGGTAAATCCTCTTTTTCAATTCAGCTTGCGCAAAAGTTGATGCATGGTAGATATGGAAGATTTACCTCTCATGATATGGTAACATTGAATGAGACGGATGAGTATCAATCAGAATTTAGAACTTCCCATAAAGTTGTTCTTTTTGAC